AAGGTTCTCTAATTATAAAGCTTAATTAGCCTTAATTTGTATAAACAGAAAATATGATACAATAAAAGAATGAGGCGACACTTAATTGTTTTTGCCATTCTTTTATGCTCAACGGAAGATGTCGAAATTTCGGAAGATGACTATTCTTATTTTGAAGATCCAAAAAAATTAGATACTTTAATATTTGAATATGAAACTAAAAGAGTCGGAGAAATTGAAGTAACATGCCCCGAAGGCGTTCGTTGCGATAATGGCGAAGAGATAGGAGAAGATTACGAAGTCACTCCTGAATTTCAGAGTATTTTAGACGGGTTTAGTAAATACAAGTAACTTGCAAACGGCAAGATTTTCCCTATACTAATTAAATGGCTTATAGTTCAGTATTAATAATTTCTGACCAACACATACCATATCAGCATTACGACATGATTAAATTTCTACGCGCTTTAAAAAAGAAATATAAGCCTGATTTAGTTATCAATATGGGTGACGAGGCGGATAAGCACGCGCTAAGTTTCCACCCCACCGATTCTGACTTATTTTCAGCAGGCGACGAGTTAAAAGAAACGATTAAATATCTCAAGGGATTGTATGATCTTTTCCCAGAAATGCACATCATGGAGTCTAATCACGGCTCTATGGTCATGCGAAAGGCGAAGGCCAACGGAATACCCCTTCATTATTTTAAGAGCTATAACGACGTTTACGAGCTTCCTAAGACGTGGAAGTGGCATAATGACAAAGTAACAAGACTAAGTAACGGCCAAGACGTTTACACTTGTCATGGGAAAATTAAAGATTCCGCTAAACTTTCGCAACAGATGGCCATGAATGTCATACAGGGTCACTATCACGAATCATTTAAAATAGAATTTTGGTCGAACCCTAATAACTTATTCTGGGGGATGAATGTTGGATGCTTAATTGATAATAATTCAATGGCATTTGCATATAACAAGCTTTTTCCAAAAAGACCGATAATAGGCACGGGCGTCATAATTAACGGCTATCCGAGACTTGAGCCCATGATTCTTAATAAAAAGGGTCGATGGATTGGTCACCTTGTCTGATTTAAAACTTCTCCATTTCCCAGATAAAACAACAGACGAAAGAATGACGCAGATACTCAAAGAACTATCAAATATGGATGGAACTAATGACGAATACTATTCTGTAGACTCGTTGATAATTTGCTTAATTAATCATTTTGCAGAACTAGAAGGAAATGAGGCCTTTATGATTAATTGGGAATTAAGAAAAATACGCCTCGCAATTGAAGAATTCTACTTATATACAAACTAGTCCAGATTCGTACTAATTTCAGGTAAGCCAAGTACCGCTCTTAATTCCATCGAAGCCGCAAGTAAATCTTCAAGACGATCGATTTCAACGCCCAACTTAAAAGCATAGGCCTTATCAGCACAAGCGTCGTCAAATTCTGCGATCATTTCAAGTTTGTAAATCTTCAATCTAAGAATAGAGATTCTTTCGGTGGTAATATGGTCTGCATCTAAAATTTTACTTTTTGTAACTGTCATTTTTAAAGTGTATCAGAAAACAGGAATAAAAAAAGCCCTCAGATTGGACGCCGAGGGCTTAAAATATAATAACAACATGGAATCTAAATCTTAAACTATTTTTTCACTTGACACAAGCGGGGGGTGTATACATATAATATTCGTATGGATGAAATTGAAATAAGGCGTCATATAAAGCAACGTGCCATCTCGGAAGAAAGCGGCATGAATCGGCGGCTATTATGGATTCGGGAAAAGCTGAATATTTCATTAACGGAAGCATCGAGAAAGACTGAGATTCCCATTTCTTCATTACACGGCTGGGAGAATTATACCCGAACTTACATGTATGAGTCTTTGATGATTCTCGTATTGTACTATAACGAATTGTGGCAAAATCGCTTTCTTGGAGGATTTCCGAGACTTGAAGGAGTCGAGGTTGAGTATATCAGCCTAAATTTTCTTTTTATGGGAAAAGATCCAACAATCGAAGATTTGAAACAATTTAATTCACGTATTCATGAAAGGCTAACTAAAGAACTCATGGATTTATCAATTAATTATCAAGACGCTAAACACCAGCTTGATATGTTCAAAGAGGGCGCATGAACGAGAAAGAAAAAACTACACTAATCCTAGAAAATTCAGAATGGCTTTCTGGCGAATTAAGGCTATTGATTGGTCCAGATAAAGAAAGTGAAGCTATTTCACTTATGAAGCAATACGAGAGCGAAAAGGTGAGAATTTTAAAAAACCCAAATCGTGAACAAATTAGCCGAGAATTTCCGCACGACTATGTATTGGGTGTGCTTTTAACGCATATGGGAACTAGTAAGGAAAAACTGCCCAAGATTGTAGAAAGAGCTTATCAGATGGCGAGGATATATTTTGACCCAGAATTAAAACCCCTCACAGTTAAAGAAGGCTTTCAATGAACGAAATTGCACTTTATTTCGTTATCGGTTTAATAATAGGAGCTATCCTTGGCAAATAGTGAATTGAATGAAAGGCAGCAATTATTTTGTATTGAGTACATAAAGGACTTTAATGCAACACAAGCTTATATTAGGGCGGGTTACTCGGCTAAAACAGCAGAACAAGCCGCGTCAACAATGTTGAGAAATATTAAGGTCCAAAAAGAAATTTCGCGCCTCACAAAAAAGGTTATGGCAAAGGCCGAAAAGAAAACAGGATTAACTATTGAATCATGGCTTAAGGACCTTGAAACTATCAAAAAAAGGTGCATGACGGCAGAACCCGTTATGGAGTTTGACCGAGAAGAAAAGAAGATGGTCGAAACTGGCGAATTTAAGTTTGATTCATCTGGAGCTCTAAAGGCAAGTGACCAGCAGGGTCGATATATGGGAACTTACGAGAAAGATAATACCAAGACAATAAAAGTTAAAACTATAGAAGATTATGTATTTGAGGAATTAATCGACTTTAATAAGGAAAGTGAAAAATGAAAGGCGAACTTGATGAATGTAGCTATACTTATCTTGTCAACGAAAGAGAATTAAGAATGAGTAATTTAAAAGAGTTAGAAAAACATGTTAATGAACGGTGTCTAATGAAGGTCGGTCGTTTATGGGCGGAAAAGCATGCGAAAAGGGAAGAGTATCATGTATTTGACGACTGTTCCGAAAGATTTAAAGATTTTCCCGAACATCAGCCGGGCAGATATATAGGAAAACAGATAATTTATACACTAAAGAAATAAAGGACTTAAAGTGACCACTACTGCGACATGCGGACACCTTGTTGACGAGGGAATAGGCCTCTCCGTAAGTGATAGAACGAAAGAGTGGGAACCCTGTGTGGCCTATGGGATATATTGCGCAAAATGCACACTTGTTTACCATTTTGAAAAAAGGGTAGTAAATAAAGATTTTAACGAATTAATGGAACTGTTTTCACTATTAAAAAGGATAGAAAATGACTGAAGTATCAGAATTAAAGAGAATCGCAACAGAGAACAATTTAGAGTTTCATCAAAACTATGGTGAAAAGAAAATGCTTGAGGTTTTGGAGCAAGGCGGAGTTCCTGGCTTTCATCAACCAATGCCCACTGGCGGAGCAGTAGACGCCGTTTCGAAGGAATATAAGGCACTAAGAGACACTTTTCAATCTAACACCAATGAGCGAACGAGAGAGCAACAAGTTCACTATAGAAAGCTTTTTGTTCAAAAAACCGCGCCGATTAAGAAAAGATTTCTTGAGCTTGGAGCAAAAAAAGAACTTCTCGCCGTGATGAAGTATGAAGATAAGCACAAAATGCTTCCAAAGGCCCATCAATTTCAGCTTAACAAGATGGAAGCGGAAGAATGTGAGATTTATTGTAGATGTTTTCGAGATCCAAAAGTTGCTGGACTCAGGGTGTCGGTTGAGGGCGTTTATCCATATAGGAAACATTTTGACGAAGAAAGACAATCTGATATGTATACATTCTATCCTACAGTCGTAATTGAGCCAGAAGAGCAAATTTCTAAGCAATTGGCACGAAAGCTCGATCAAGGATTTATGCCCAGTGAGGATGATTACAGCGACCCTAAGGACCAGGTCTGGAAATTCACGCTTAGAGAATCTGAATGGGTTAAATACTTCAAAGAAGATGACGGGAAGCAAGAGGATATCTTTTCATAATGAGAGACCTAGAAGAACCAATCCTTTTTATATGCATAGCGGCTGTCATTATCACGGCCACTATACAGCTAAAGGATTATTCTATTGAACTCAGAGAGCTTGAATATGCCTATAAATCCGAACAAAGGACCATAGATGTTAAGGAAGATTTGGGAAATAAGAAGAATAAGAATAGCCATACTTACGGTATTGTTAGGGGGATTACTCGCCGCAACCTTGAACGTCGGAGTCGAAATCAAATCAGAGATGCAAAGACTCGATGAGGTGTTTTTGAAATGAATCCAAAATTACTACTCCTTGTCGCAATAGGCTATATACTAGGACAACTTTTTCTATATATGGTATATCCAATTATTTTGGATAAGTGGATGAGGTATCGCCACCCCGAATGGTTTCTGGACTATAAACAAAAGGACGACATTTGAAATGAAAAATCTTGAGAAACATATAAAGAAACGAGCGAGACTCGGACTTTTTCCTTATGTCACAATGGTTCAAGGCATACCATACAAAGAGGCCAAATTAACCGTTCCTGAGACGGCAAAGGGAAGAGTCGACAATTTAGACGGAAGCGGAGTTTTTTCAACAGAATATTATAATTTCATGGTTCAGTTGTTCGCTAATCAGATAGTTCGGAATCGGAAGAAAATTAAATAATGTCCAGAATTAACCTAAATTTCGAAAAATACGCATTAAACATGATGAAGATCAAGACTAAGATGGACGGCTTACAGCAGTTTAAACTTAGAAAGTATCAGAAACGGTTTGATGCGTTTTGGGATGATATAAAAGGTCCCGTTAGAATTATCACGCTTAAGCCGAGACAGGCGGGCTGGTCGACTTTCATAGCTGGAAAATTTGCTCATAAAATGGCGACTACCGCGAGTTATAAAGGCCTAGCAATGGCGGATAAGTCAAAGCGTACGGCTGAAATACAGAGTATATACAGTACTTTTATCGACAACTTGCCCCTTGAATTTCGACCGATGATTAGCAAGAATAACACAGAAGAAATCTTGTTTGATAATCCTAAGAAGCAAGAAAAGGGCGCAAGACCTGGATTAGGAAGTGGTTTAATTTATGAAACGGCACAAGATCCTAATGCTGGGCGGTCAGGTTCTCGCCGCTTCGCTCACCTTTCAGAAAACGCATTCTATCGTTATTATCGTGAGATCGACGAAGGTGTACAAAACTCAATCCCTATCGCTTCGGGAACTGCAATTATTAAAGAGTCGACCGCTAATGGTAGATCGGGAATCGGGAAAGGTTTTTATGACCTATGGAGCGCGGCGGAACGAGGTGAATCGATTTATAAGCCATTTTTCGTAAGTTGGTATGAAATCGATGATTATCAGATACAAATCCCAAGAGGGTTTATCCCCACAAAAGAAGAGAGAGAGATTCTTTCTCAAAACCCGAATGTTACTCAAGCAAATCTTTCATGGAGAAGGCTTAAGCTTTTAGAGTACCTATCAGACGAAGATAATCAGTTTCTAAGCCCTGCGGAGAGGTTCAAGCAGGATTTTCCTCTTACTTCGAGTGAAGCGTTTAGACACAGTGGAGCTCCGGTATTTGATCCGGACACAGTTTCCAAGATGGTTACATTTCTCACAAGCTTTAAACCTAACAATATAGCCATAATTGTATCCAAAAATGACCATATGATGACAAATTACATGGCGGATCTAAAGATTTTTGCACCACCGAGAAAAGGAAAGCAATATTTCATAGGTGCTGATGTTGCCGAAGGACTAGCTCAGGGTGACCATTCAAGTCTAATGATAATGGATTCTGAATATAATCAAGTAGGCTCCTGGCACGGAAAGGTTGACCCAGATGTATTTGGCCATTTAATGATCTCTATAGGAAGGGTTTACAATAACGCCGTTTTGATTCCTGAAAAAAATAACATGGGCCACACAACAGTGACCACTATTCGGAACGAGGGCTACTATCCTTTATATACAAAAGTCAAAGAAGATAAGATCACAACGGAGCGAGTCACGGAATATGGCTGGAGAACTACTCAGAAATCTAAGCAAGAGATGCTAAATGAGGCAATTGCCAGGACGAGAGATGAGGATTGCAAGATTCTTGATATCGGATTAGTTAGAGAGATGGAAATCATTGCTCGTGGTGATAACGGTGATGTCGATTTAAACGGCAGAGATAGGGTTGTCGCCTTCTGTTTGACATTGATAGGGATAAAGCATTACCGAACCGCCACAGTCGTCAGAACGTCTGAAAACACAGCAAAAGGCACGGGGGTAGAGCTCCAAACAGGCGGATATATTCACGGCAAAAATAAATCTGGCGATATGTTTGACTAATTAAAAAATTCTGCTAATTTATATTCAAGGCGAAACAATAAACATTTAAAAAAGGCGTAAATTATGAAAATCTCTAATGATTGGCTGTGCTCATCTTGTGACCAGCATATAGAAAAACCACGGGTTCCTGTTGATTATGACGGCCCTGACTTTTGTCCAGAATGTCGAGATGTGGACACTTTGACTCATGTTGATGATATTGACCCGACTCCGTGGTGTTTGCCGTGTGGCTCAATGACGAGTAAAGGCTGTAAGTGCGGACCAATGGCGACAAGTGATAGTGACTTAAGTATTGAAGCACACCAAAAAATGAAAAAGAAGATATTAACTTATAACGATATGCTTGGCGAAATGATCGACTTAATGACAAGGAGAAATTCATGAAACTAGATACATTTGACAAGGTAACGTTAGCTATATTGATTACCTTTACATTTATGATAACTTTCTTTGTATTGCTTAATTACGCAAAATTAAGAGAGGGTGTCGAGGGTGGCAAGTATGTTGAGGTAAATTCTAGATTTTATAAATGCGAGGCGGTAAAATGAGCAAAATCGAAATATTCGTACAATGTGGGGGCTGTGAAGAGGTTTTGACTCTTGATAAGCCAATAGTAGAGGGTGACATATGCCCGTCATGCAAGGAGCCCGATGATTTCTTTGACTTAGTCGAGTGTGAGGACTGCGGAGAGCACGTCCTGGAGAGCGAGATTATCGACGGGTGGCCACCTGATAACAGCGGAGGTTGTGATAGATGTTGGCCCAAAGAGTACTGCGGTTATTGCCAGGGGCGAGTCTATACAAAATTTAAAGGCTTTTATGTGCATCAAAAATGCTGGGAAGAGGGCAAGGCTGACTATGACCACCAGTGCGCAAAAGATGCAAGATCGGAGGCGAGATGAATCAAATTTCACACAACAACGAGCCTATAATGTTTCTCAGAGATTTACAGACGGAGCTCGGTATATTTGAGTTGACAGAATCTTGTGATAGATTAAAATTACTTTTACATAAGCATAATAAAGAAGGCGTAAACGTTCAGAAAATTACGGAAGAGTTGAGCGAGCTTTTACACGAGGCTAACGTTTTAAAAGAAAAAATAGATCACGCAATATTAACGGGTGCACTCTGCGAATGTGGAAAGTATCTTAAGCGTGATTGTGAAAATGGGCGGTAATATGGAAATTCTTAACGATTATGATGTTTATAAGTTAGATAATGATGGCGACGAATACGAGCTTTGCATTATGTGCGAAAGCCCTAATTTGTGCGAATGTTGCGGTGAATGTGTCGAGTGCGGAGATAAAAATGAATGCTGTGGCAAGTAAAATATTTATAGGTTCTATTTTCTTAATAATGATAATTATGTTCGTGGTAGAGTTTTGCATCATATTTCCAGATGATTATCACGAGGTAAATAGGGCGATATATCAAGGTAGACAGTGAGAAAAACAAGTCCGAGTGATGCGAGAGCAATTAACAAAGTTAAACTTGCGATTCTGTATGGATTCATCAAGGTGGCGTTAATCGGCGCAACAATATTATGTTTAATTAACAAAGGATAATCATGAGTGAAGATAAAGAAACATTTGAAGATTGGCACAGACGTATTGCTGCCTCGCTAGATAAAGAAACGCTTCCAATATTTTTTAGATATAGAGAAAGGGTTGCAGAGATAGAGAAATACATATCCGGCTCTAATGCTATTCAAGGCGAATCGCTAGAATGTAAAATAACAGGATTAAAAGCCGGTTCAATGAGCGCATTAAATTCTAAACGGCTCGTATTGCTAGAGAAGACCGTGAAGGAAAATAAGGCCCTCATAAAAACATTAAGAGAAGCAGTTAGTAAGATTGAGTTTTATGGTGAACAGGACAATTGGTGCATCAACTCAGATATGAGTGGAGGCGTACACCAGAGCATAAATATTATGCTGGTTGACGGCTATGCAACATGTGCGACAAGTGAAACTCAGGGCAAAAGGGCTAACGAATACCTTAACTCAGAAACATATTTAAACATTAAACACCTACTAGAAGAGGATAAGAAATGAAAATCCAAGAGGCGAATAAGATTATAGCGGAGTATATGGGGTTATTAGAATGCTCATCTCATATGTATGTGAGCGAAAGCGAAATGTATTATATGCAAAAAGGAATCTCTTTTGTCGCGAAGAAATACTCTCATTCAATCGACCGCCTCGTACCAGTTTGGGAGAAGGTCGATCAGATTCCGCTTTTCAATCGGACAGACGAAGTTACTCATTCTGGTTGGCTGTGTGAAATTGAGTGTGAAAACTCCGACCCGAAATTTAATTATGTATCAGGTCAAGCAAGCACAATCCAAGAAGCCGCATGTATCGCAACAGCAAAAGCTATCTTAGAAAACAACACTAATTTAAGTATAGATAAGAAGGGAGAGTGATAAATGGCTTGTGATAAATATAAAGGCGGAAGTTTTGATAAAAATTCAGGGTGTAATATATGCGCAGGGTGCTCAGAAGAGGTTAGGGACTTGTTTAGCGAACTCGCTTTATTTAAACAATACTATAAAGAATCTAAAGAGAAGCTAGATGAAATCGTAGGCGATGAGAATGGTTATGGAAATCCTGATATAGCAGAGGATTTTTTAGAGAATAGTTCAGACTTAATTAAGAAGATCGAAACCTTGGAGGGGAGATGAACGAAGACGGTGAGATAGAGTATTTGATTGAAACAGACTCGTGTGAATCCTGCACAGAAATATTCCCCGAAGAGGATATGATACTACTAGATGATGGTTATTATTGTGATATGTGCAGAGAGTCGAAGGGGTGGAGAAGTGAGTAAATTAGTATTGGGGAGCGATAATCAAGCGTCAGTCCAGTACAGAAAAGAAAAAGAGCAGTTAAAAACCAAGCACTCCGTTGATATAGAGTTGTTAGAGAAAGAAAACGAGCGATTAAAGCGCATCAATACTTTGCTTGAAGAGTGTCGGGCTTTTTATGGCGATAAAAATGGTTACTGGAGAATTCCAGTCGGTGAAGGAATGGTTCAGGAACCCATACAAGATGGCGACAAGGGTGAGTTTGCAAGAGAAACAGCAAAGCAAATAGATAAGATAATGAGTGAGCGACTAAATTCTGTAAAAATACAGACAATTGAATTTTAAAATCTGTAAAAATACAGAGTATAATATATAAGACTACAATATGATAAAGAGGAAAATATGAGCTTACAAGACAAAGAAACAGCACATCTAAAAATAGATCCTAATAAATACAGAGAGGGTTATGATCGGATATTCAATAAGAAAAACAAAGAAAGCAAGAAGAAACAGTCTCAACCTTTGATTTGTCCACACTGGGCAAGAGAGAGAATCGATGAACTAGAAAACCTTTTAAACGAATCCCAAACAGCAAGACGAGAACAACAGATCGAAATATCAAGGCTTAAAAAACTTGAACTTGAACTAATTAAAATACAGGAAATGACGAGATGAATTTATTAATGCTTTATAATGGATTTTTAACGCTCCTTACTATTACTATAATTATCTTCATGGAAAACAGGTCAAGAAAGCGTCACATTGCCTTAATGACCTATTTAAGCGAGATAGCGAAAAGTCTTGGTGAAGAGATGCCACAGCCTACAGCGCAAGCTTACGAGCCGAACAAGGCTATCGAGAAAGGCTCTGCGTGGAATCCGAGTAAAGATCAAGATTATGTTATGAAAGGTAAATTAGTTGATTTTTTCGATTAGACAAAAAGCCAATTTCTTAAAACCCTTGCTATGTTTTTAGACTTATCCCACGCTAAAGAAATGACAGCAAAGACGATAGCTAACGAAAATACCGCAATATAGAGCGGTGAAGATGTTAGGATTTTAATTACGATTTTAGATATTTTTTTCATTAATTCCTTTTATATTCTAGTAAACTAAATCTTATGGCGGCAACAGTAGCATTTGTGTCTGTATCCGCTGTAAAATAAAGTACATCCGCAGGCGATAGCTTAAAGCCGATAGGAGGTTCAACTATAACAGTATTTTCAACTCCTGTGTCAATAACAGTTCTAAATACTTCAAACCTAGTATTTATCAGTCGATTGTACACATATCCTTTTATGCTCACTCGTGGAGATCCACCGCCCGAAATTTTGTTTACATTTAGCCATATATCTTTAGCCACACCATCACTGTTAGCGTCGACATGAAATATCGCTTGCTGAGTCACTGACCCCAGAGCGGGGAGCCCTGCCTGAATAGTTCCTGCCCCGGTTGATGTAACCGATATAGCGTTAGTATTCCACGTAGCACCACCGTTGGACGATACCGCTATTCTATTTATCCCAAGGCCTGTAAATGACGTCACATCTGTGCCTGTATCGCCTAATGTATGCACGGTCGCAGCCGCTAAACCATCAGCGTCTATGTATTGAATATATAAAGTCAGTGCCCCTGTTGTGCCGAGCCCATCAGTTGTTGCGTTATATGCGATAGTAAAGGTGCTTGCTACGGTCATCGGCGTGAAGTTACCAGTAGAAGACCAAATGGTCTGCTCTCCTGATGCTGCAAGTAAGTCGTCTCTATATCCGAATTTGGAAAAATGGGTTATTCCGCCCCTTCTTCCGATAAGGACCTCGTCAGTAAAATCTGTAATTCTTGTCGCGGTAGCGTCAGAGTCTAGCCCTATCGATTGATTTAATGGTGCATTAGATGGCACAAAATGATTTCCGAAATATGTATATAGCCTTAAATAAGTTTGGTCAGATCCTGAATTATTTTCAAATCTTACTCTGAAATATCTTCCTAACTTTACGCCTGTATGAAATTCATGAACACCGGCAGCAACGTTAAAGCCGGTCGGAGGAAATACGGAGTCCCAATCTCTTCCGTTGCCAGAAAATTCCGTATAAAGAATGCCTGATTGGTCTGTTTTTAAAGATACGCCGAAATGAGCATGGCCCGACTGTTCGCCTCGCCCTGTAAATTCGCCACCATCAATTAATTCTGTTTCTGTGCAGTTGTAATCGGCCGATATTGTAGCGTCGACGCGTTCCGGTAATGTCATATTTTACCTTTTAGGTGGTCGGCTTCTCTTGAGTCTAAAGAAATGCCTTGCTTAGTGTAAATCTTTCTTAAAACTTCGTCAGTAAAGTATTGAGTAGGGGCCTCTTCGTTTTCGGGAAGTTCGTCATACCCTATTTCTATTAAGCCCATTCTTTTTAATTCTGCTTTATATTGCCCATAAGTGGCGCAGTGTTTTCTTATGTTCGGCTGGTATCCCGGTTGAAAACCGTCTTTTGCAAGCTTGCCCGACTTCATTGTGATCATCTTGGGAAATCCGCAATTATAACAAGCGATGCCCGGTACTGGACCATATTGCAATTTGTCGAACTCTTCTGAGCTGAACGGGCGGAGAAACTCACCGCCACATTTCTTATTCCTACATTTGAGTCTATAACTTTGCATATTTCATATAATGCACTCGATTATCTTTATCTATAGATTTTATCCGTAAGTACGAATGTGGAGCTGTATTAATGAATTAATAATTTAGACTAACGGTGTTATTGATTTAAAACGGATAATACTATCGAAAATTCAGAAGATGAAAAGCCAATTCAAATCGTTAAGTCTGTAGAAAGAGAGCTTAATAAGTATCTCTCTCAATTTAAAAAAGGCTGGACCGAGGAAGAGGATATTTATTACGGTGATATTTGGAGCGGTGGCGAGCATAAGCCTTTCGTAAACGAGTGTTTTCCTATTATCGAGGGCGAGGTTCCGGTTTTAACCGATTCAATGTCTAGCGTTGTGGCAAATCCGGAAGATGCGCAATATGAGCAACAAGCAAAAACGTTAGCTAAATCAATTGAGTGGGTACTTAAAAAAGAGAAATTTTCAGTTAAGTACCCTCAAGTTATAAGAAATTCCCTAATTGCGGCTCCTGGATTCATTTATATTGATTACGATATTAATGGAGATAGGGGAAATGGTAGAATCGGGATTGAAATCGTTCCTTGGCAACAAGTAAGGCTTGATGGAAATGTCTCATTACTAGAAGACTCAGAGAAAAATCAAATTGATCTTTATAAGCGTAAAAATTGGCTCAAAGTCAGATATCCGAAATATGCCGAAGAAATTGACAAAATGAAGGCCAAAGACGGCGGAAAAGATGACGATTCTCAAAGAGGTTTAGAGACTCAAGACATCGGCGGTCGCCATAAGAGGCGAAGACCTCAAAGACACATGGCCGAGGACATTCTTAAACTTCAAATTACGTATACGAAAGACGCGACGCTTGAAGCTATTCCTGACGAAGTAACAATGGCAGAGCTTGAAAAAGAGCGAGAGACCTTAAAAGAAGGCGAAGGCGCGGACGTAAATATTTATCAGAATCACGAAGCACATATGGAAGATCATTTCCAGATGGCCGCACAACTTAAGGCGGTTGTTGAACTACCTCCAGAAGCAACATTTGAGCAAGTTGAGCAAGTAGTTAATCAATTAATGGAAGAAAATCCCGAAGCCAAAGAACTGGCTGAAGGTCTAATGTTATTAAAAATAATCGAAAATCACATAGAAGAACATGTGACTCTGCAAAAAGAAAATCCTAAAGGAGGACGACTAAAATATCCCGGCGGATGGCGGGTGCTAGAATCAATACAAGATAAAGTTTTATATGACGGTGCAAGTAGATATGAACACAATGAATTTCCAGTAGTTCCTTTCTATTGTTACAAGGACAATTCTATTTATGGGTTTTCAGAAATGAGAAACTTGGTGGATCCTCAACGTATGCAAGCGGTCATGGAATATAAAGAATACAAGGGCCTTCAAAAGGTCGCTAATCCTAGCGTGGCAGTTTTTAAAGATTCTGGACTAACTAAAGATGATGTGACGAATGAGGACGGTGCAATATGGGAAATTAACATGGGCTCAAAGCCGCCCACTCATATACAGCCTGGTCAAGTATCCGAACAGGTTTCACGTTTTTCTCAAAAGAAATCAGACAAGATGCGCGATATTTCAGGAGTCAACGAAGCGACTCAAGGAAAAATGCCGTCGCCAAATGCAAGTGGTGTTTCATTAGAAAGAATACAGACGCAGGCAATTGGAAGAATACGTCTCAAGGACCGTTTAAACGAGCATTACAGCGTTAAAAGAATGGGAACGCTTATTGCTTCAAACATTGTCCAGTTTTGGACGACAGAGCGAGTCTTGAAGCTTGAAGACACGCCAGAAGGTAAACAGCAATTAATGTTTAATCCATTAGAAATGGAAGACTTAGAATATGAAATCGAAATAGCTCCAGGCTCAATGGCCGGTGTAGATAAAGGGGCATATAACACAATGCTTCTAGGTCTCATGAATAGCCAACAAATTACATTAGAGCAATTTCTCGAAGTCGCAGAGATTCCAAAAACTGACAAATTAAAAGAGCTTGTTTCTACTGAAAAGCAAAAAGCAGAGCAAATGCAAGCACTCCAAATGGAAAATTTACAATTGAAATCACAACTAGCTCCAGAATCATTGAGTGACGAGGAATTAGAATTATTAGAATCCAGTAATGAGGGAGCCAATTAGGGCCAACCCATATCATAAAGGTTTATATGTTTACGATTAAGAATTTTATTAACTTATTGAGCTATGTTTTAAAAGACCAGGCGGGCAACTTCGAAATCGGAGATCCGACAGATTATAGCAACGACGAGTTTTTAAACGGTGATTCGGACGATTCGGATACTACTGACAATTCAGAAAGTGATAGTACGCAGTCGGAAGGCCAAGCAGAAAACGCGGAAGAATTAACGGTGGAGCAACAATTGGACGCGATGGAAAATGGCGAACCTGTTGCAAGCGAGGGTGGAGACAAAGGACTTTTAGACTTAGTGAACTCTCTTGGGTTGATTGATAATGGACTACCTTTCGAGCTAGAAAATGAAGAATCGATCCGTGAGACAATTATGAAAGGTCATAACTACACTCAAAAAACTATGGCACATGCAGACGCTGTAAAAGCGTGGGAAGAGAGTCGGACTGCTCAAGAAAGTGAATTTTCACAAGAACGAGAAGCCTTTGAAGCTGAGAGATCAGGGCACCATGAGTTATTACAGGAAAACAGAATTATTGGAGAGATTTTACCTCAAATTAAGGAAAATTACCCCGATGTTTTTCAGGAAATTACTCAGGCCTATCAGCAATCAATGAATCTTTACAAGCAGGCTATAGATAATCCTCTACTACAGAAACAAAATGAGCGAATGAGCGCATTAGAGAAGCAGTTAGAGGCGAAAAATTCTCAAGAAAACGAAAGCGCAAAGGAGCGGATACGTTCTGAGTGGGATAGTGGATTGGGAGAGGTTCAAACTAAGTGGGGCGCAAAGCTTAAAACTTTAGGAATCTCGCCGAAATGGGCAGATGTACAAAACACATGGCAATCTGACGCCTCACAGAAAATGACGGTGCAGGGTGCTTTAATGAGTCTTTACGGAGATCAAATAGCCAAAGGGCTAAGCTCACAAAAGAGGCTCGCAACAACTAAAGCAAATTCGACGGCTAGACAGGGCACACGTTCCGGTAGTCAATCAACAGAGCCTAAAAAGTCAGTCTATAGGGGTGACGAGTATATGCAAGCGTTGAACGCATTTGCTGATAAACTTTAATGGAGTAAGAAATGAAATTTTTAATTAATCTATTTTTAGGGTTCTTCAAAGAAATCCTAGCTTGTGAAGTCGGAGCTTTGACTTATGCACAAGTTGAATCATTAACTCACGACCTTATCAAAGACAAGATGACTGACGGGGTTTTCCTTTCAGACGCTTTCTTAAATAGAGTGAGAGAGAAGCAAGAACTTGAAGACGGCGGAAATGTTATTCGTTGTCCTCTATATTCAGTAGATGAGACTGGAACCGTTGGTGGTTTCTTTTCTCCAAGAGATGCACTATCTCTTAATGAGTATGACGGAATCACAAATTCAAGTCATGATTGGAAATATGTCGAAGAAAGTTGCGTAATTTACAATGCTGATATCGCTAAAAACGCGGGGCGTTTAGGTGTTCTTAAGCTTGTAAAAGAAAAGGTTATGCAATCAGAAGCGGCCTTAAAAGAAAGACTTAAGAAAGGTATCCTTTCTGACGGTACGGCCTCAACGGGCGAGCTTACAACTAAGCAATTTGTTGGTATGCAGGCGTTTATCGCGGCTTCCGGAACTTACGGTGGAATCGCAGTGGCTGATTTAGCTTCATGGGTTTCTGTTGATGCTTCAAACTCCGGAACTCCTAGAGCTCTGACTAAGGCAATCCTAGACCTTTCTTATGACAATACAAACGAAGAAGGAAAGGGCGGAGCAACTTTAGGTCTTTCTAACAAGGCTGTATTCTCTAAAATTAAAGGTCTTTTAACAGGACAACAGAGAACGACTCGTGAATCTACCCTAAGTGGTCAAGGTCACAAGGGAACATCGATTGTTTATAACGGTATTGATTATTTAATTGAAAATAATATGCCTGCTGAAACAATCTTTCACCTAGATGAGAGACATGCAAAGCTTCATGTTCAAAAAGATAACAACATGAGAGTTCAAAAGATTTCTGATTTAGAAACTGCTGACGCTCAGTTGCATAGAGTTTTTCTTTATGCTTCTTATGTTGCATCACAAAGAAAGTATCACGGTAAAATCGGCGATATTACAGAGTAAGCCTATCGGGGTGTAAAAGCCCCGTTTTTTAATGTTTTAATAATTACGCATAATCAACAATTAACTTAAATGGAGAAATAGAGATGAAAAATTTAGTATTATTAGCTCTTTTTGGCCTTATCGGTCTTATGAGCATGTCGGTCACAATGGCAGATGTTGGGCCAGTTGGTCGAGGAACGTCTTTTACTGGAGCAGGAGCTTTACAGGCCGGTTCAGGTGAAAAATGGTTTATTAATGTTGTAAATCAAACAACCGCTTTCGCTGACGGTGATGTTGCGACAATTGATTTTGGAAATGATGACGGTTATTCGGTTTCAAGTTCAACGACTGCTGGCGCGGTTCCAATGTGTATCATGGATGAAGCTTGTGCGGCCGGTGCTACTTGTAGATGTCAGACCTACGGACTTAAAACTAACGTAAATTTTGACGTAACGGGAGCGGAGTCCAGTGCTGGTGGTCTAGTGTTTATCTCTGAAACTACTGCTGGAAGTGTTCAGGCGACGGCTCCGGGGTCAATTGCTGGACTAGATACTCCAATTGGGATGTTTTACGACGGCGTTTCCGCAACGGGCGACGCTGAAATTTTTATCAAGTTAAGATGAATCTATTCGGTTTATATTGGGGCGCGGTTTCGATCGCGCTCCCTGTATTTATAAAACTTGGCGGTCCTCACCCGGTTAGGTATTCGAAAGATTTCTTTTTCGGTTTCGCTGTCATTTTATCACTGGTCCTTTTCGGAATGAAAAAGCACAAGAACCTTGCTTTATACTTAACGAGCGGTTTTTTTATAATCGTTGGTTTTATAAATCAATATTCTTTCGCTAGTGTTGGTGTCCAGTTTCAGTTTCATATGATGTGCGCTGGAATCGTATTGCTCAATCAGATGGTAGGAAACACCACAAAAGAAGACATAATTTACATTAAAAGAGGTTTGGCGGTTTCGTGCATAATTCAATGTGCGCTTGTCTGCATAAGCTTTCTCGGTGTTGATCTTTACAGATTATCACTGGAATATATCTTCAATGCTAGGACTCTAGATAACGACCTAAGGCCGTTTACTGCGGTTCTTAAAGGATTAGGCTCACTTGGAAATAAAGGCATTGCAGGGGCGTTTATAGCCTCGACATTACCCTTTTTATTTAATGGTAAATTTAAGTGCTTTATTCCCTTGTGCTTATGCGGTTTAATACTTACAGATTCAGCGATACCTATTCTTGCCACAGGATGCGGCTTGATAGTCTATTTCTATACCAGAGTGTTGAGAAGGCGGTATTTTTATCACCTTCTCACACTCTCGGCCATAGGCGTGGCGTTGATTGCTCACGCTTCGACTAACGCGGGGTTTTTCAGTGCAAGCGGAAGGCTAGAAACATGGCACAAGGCAATTGTATTTTTAGGAAAAAAGGATTTTCTTTTTGGTAAGGGGCTAGGCTTTGTGCATGATAAATATCAACTATTCAGTCAAGACGGTTTAAAAATGCTTCAATTGCACAATGAATATTTAGAAATATTGCTCGCTTTCGGAGTGTTAGGCGTCTTTATGTGCATATGGTTTTTTATGATTAACAAAAATAGAATTTTGACAAATGACACACATTTCTTAATTTCACTAGCAATTACGGCAGGCGTTTCTGTCGGGTGGTTTAATTTGCATATCACATCAACGGCTTTGGTCGGAATTATGGCACTGGCCATATTAATACGGGGTAAATCATGTCACGAACTTGGAACCATAAGGCTCTAATAGACAGGCTTATTATTGAAAACTGGTCTTCTAATAATGCCACAGAGAGGGGCAGAGTTATTGATTGGATCAACGAGATTCAAGACGATATTTCAAGCGCAATTCCTGTTGATTACTGGAAGTTTAAACTTAAAAAGCTTTTACCTACAGGGCAAGAGATTATTTCCCTTTCTCCTGATATTTCAGCGGCTCCGACGACTGCGTTAGCGGTGGGCGGTTCTTTGACTGACACAACGGAATATATTGTTTACGTGACCTTTAAAATATTGAATATTGACGGAACTTTGACATATATTGAATCGGTGGCGTCATTGGCATCAACAGCGAGAACGGCAACAGGCTCATCATTACAAATCGACGTTTCGGCCATTCCCATTTATCCTGGAGACACTTCGGTTAGTCCGGCGACAATTCATCGAAATATTTATGTTTCCAAAAAAGCAAGTGGAGACACGGCACATGGAGCGGCTTTATATTCAACGACAATCGAAGATAATATATCTACGACGGTCAGCATTACAACAGAGCCAACAAGTACGATTTCACCTCCAAGCGATACGGAGGTTGACCAGGTTTCGAGCGATCACTTAACGTTTTCAACAGGTAATCGAATACTTTATAGAGAAAATTCAAATAAATTAAGAAGATATGACCCGAACTTATCAGAGACAACCTCTCCAGATGCTTTCGATTTTGAGGGATTAGACAAGATTTTCCTTTATGGAAAGTTGAGTTCTAGCGCAACCACAGCACAAAGAACTTTAGAATATTACGTTTATCGACGACCTCACGAGTCTTTTTATGATGTGACCAGATTGATCGATATGCCTATTCATGCACGAAAGGCCCTTATCGCTGGGGTTACTTATAAGGCGTGGGAGTTTAAAGATCGGAACGGCTGGGTTTCAAAACAGGGCCAATACGAAGCATATAAAAAAGAGTTATTAACAAAGATTACGCGTCAAAGGGGAGCCCCTGGAAGCGTTAGAGATGTAAACGGCGACACTTACGGTTACGAGGTTAATTAATGCCACAAGCACTAAGAAAAGTACAAAAATGGAAACTATGGAATATGCCGGTTTCTTATAATATTCTCGACCAAAAAAGGATGGCCGACTGTTCAAACGCTTGCACTATTCAGAAAATTCTACAAACAAGACCAGGCACAAGCAGATGGAACGCAACGGCAATAAGTGCCGATGAAATAATGTCTTTGTCTTTTTTCACAAATAATGCCGATGCCGATTTTGTCATAAGCAAGTCGGGGGCGAGTATCTTCAAGGTTCCGGCAACGGGAGCGAGTACAGCACTAAAGGCAGGGTTAACGAGTACGACAAAACACAGGGCCGTAACATTTAATGGTAGACACTTTTTAGCAGTCGAGTCGGACGGGCTGTACTCATACGACGGAACTACTTTTTCCCAACTTGGCCAAGTGCCCCCGGCGACAGGCTCAGAAGCCTTAAGTTCTGGTGGGTCGTTAACTGACACTAATACTTATCAAGTAGGATTAACCTTTTATGATTCGACAAATGGTTTCGAAACTAATATTTTTGGTTTAGATCAATCGGTAACCGCTAGCCCTAATTTACAAATAGACGTTTCAAATATTCCGGCGACAGCGACAAACGGAAATATCGATAAAGTTAGGATATACTTAAAAGATGTGACCGCCGCGGGAGATTACTTGTTTTTCGCAGAAATTAACCTAGGGACCACCACATATACCGTAGATTCTGTTCCGACAAGCACAAGTACACCACCGACAAAGAACGCACCACCCCTGGCGGGCGGAGCTAAATATTTAACTATGTTTGGAGACAGGTTAGTTTATTCAGGAAATTCTAATTTTCCTTCTGACGTATTTTTCTCAGAAATATATATACCCGACGCGTGGGACGATACAAGTTCCCGAGTAGTACTTACTGGTGCGGGGAACGGACCTATTACGGGACTGGCGACAGGGTTTTATGGTTCCGACAATATGGATCCTTATCTATGTATCTTTAAGAGAAATTCAGTCGAGGTTTATTCAGAATTAGGCGGAATCAAAAGGCAGTCTCTGATCTCTCCAAATATCGGCGCACCTAGTCAGGACACAGTACAAGTAATTAATGGAGATGTTCATTTCATGTCCACAAAAGGCTGGCATGTTATTTCAAACGGTAACCTGATTAAAAAAGATCGAAGAGTTTACAATCTCGGAGACGGCGACGTGGATAACATATTTAATGATGATGGGTTTACTTACGCTTTAAATAAAAGCGAGATGAGTAATTTTAAGAGCATTTATTACCCTACTTTGGATCAATACATTACCTTTATAAAAGAATCCGGATCAACAAATTCCTTCAAGGCTTATAATTTTGAGTTTAATATTAACGGATTTAGGACTTATGCCTTTCCTTTAAATATCATTGACGTTGCTATGGGCGAAGATTCGGCGGGCGAGACAACAGCTTTTTTTGCCACAGAAGGCGGCTTTGTGATGAAACATAACATCGGAGAAGCGAAAAGCGATACATTGTCCGATAACACGACTCAAGCAATAAGTGTATTCGGCAATTTTTACTGGATATCTGGCGACGATATGGACGCAACTTTTAATTTTGGCGAATTTATAGCGAGAGCGTTGAGAAACGATAACTTAATTCAGTTTAATTACTATTTAGATTATAAATATGACATTCAAACTAATGAAGATTTCGACTTCACGGAAGGGGCGACAGGTTTTACTCTTGATGTGTCAAAATTAGACGAAGGTATACTTTCGGACGGGCGAAATGTAGTCAGACACGTAGGTTCTATTTATAAAACGTCACAAAGTTTATTAATCACCTTTAATCATGAAGTGTCAGGCTCTAATATTAACTTTATAGAAGCACAGTTAGACTTCTCGAAAAATGGAAACCCAAATGCATAAAATACTTAAATTGATATTATTAATGGCCGTTGTCGTGGCAATGGGAGTTTTTAGTAAATCCCACGCCGGAACATGTACGGCAGATACTTACACCTCTAATAGTGCAAATTCCGTCTTAACATCTTCTAAATATAATTCCGATAATACGACAATCTACAACCGATTAAACGGAAATCTTGACGGTGGTTGTGTAGTTGATGGAACCGTCGAGGCGGCGGCCTTAAACACAACAGAGTTTTCAGCATCATTAAACGCAATAAAAGAAGGGTGCACACTTTCTAAATCTGACGCTAATACTATCGCCGTTGATAAATGCATTATGACTGTGAATGGTTTTAATATAAAAACAACCTCCGCGAATACTGTCACGTGGGGAGACAATTCAGGATCTTCCGAAGCGGCAAGTACGACATATTATGTTTACGTTTTGACGGGATCAACAGGAACCACTTTAAATTTATCATTACGAACAACCGTGCCAAATAATGACGGTTACGACGCTAGTTCTAATAAGGTGATTGGAAGGATTCAAAACGACGCATCTAGCGATATTTCGGACACTTTTCAAGATTGGTCTAACGGCAGATTTTTAGGCTATACAGTAAAAGGCGTTGTAAGCATTTTTGACGAGAAGGCGAATAATACAGCGGGTGGCACGGCCACAACAGGCGGCTGGATAATTAGGACTCTTAATCAGACGTCTGGCGACCTTGGGGCGCTGGGCATAACTCTTGCGACTAATGTTTTTACATTACAGCCTGGTCGCTACAGAATATGGGCGCGTGCACCGGCTTATCGAGTTAACACGCATCAAATAAGGCTTTATAATACCACCGCCGCCGGAATAGCTACGGATACGGACGGTAATAGCGTGATAGGCTCGTCAGTGACATCGATAGCCTCAATGCAAATGGACTCGGTTATCGATACGGTCATTGATGTAACGACGGCGTCGGGATTTAGGATAGATCATCAAGTTCAAACGACTTTCGCGACCACTGGTTTCGGGGTAGCAACGTCATTTACTGCGACACAGGAAATTTTTACACAAGTAAGGATAACGGCTTATGAATAAATTATTTATTATAGGAGTTTTTCTATTCTCGTTTAATGTTTTTGCGAATCAGGCGAGAATTGATGCAATCAGAGATTTCGACCACGCCGCAGCCTTGGCGGGCTCCTTTAATTCGGCATTGGCTAAAAAGAAGATACTGAAAGGCGACACGGCACTGCTTATTTTAATAGAGTCTAAGGTTGCCGAAGTTGAGGCTTTTAAAACAAAGCAAGACGGCGAAGAGTTGGAGCTAGAGCAAACACGGGCGGCGATTAAGAATATATCCGACCCGACTGTACGCAAAGCACTAAGAAGAATATTTAAAGATTTGTATTTTAAAAGGAACTAAATGAAATCAATGTATGCGAGATATTGCGAGGAAAGGGAAAACAAGTTCGTTTTAGAGAATGATCTTGGATTTGTTAAATACAGCTTTGGTTATAATGAAATAGAAGTAAAGCATTGTTATATTGAAATAGTTTTCACTTTAAAAGAATCGAGAGAGAAGCACGTTGCCGCTGAGTTGGCGGATCAAGTCGCAGAAATAGCACGAAAAGAAGACTGCTTATTTCTATACGGCTCAGTCGAAGCAACGGGAAATGATAGAGATAGATCAATAAAAGTTTTACACGCCTATGGAATGGAATTTTCCCATCTTGGTGATAATATTATGTTTTTTAAGAAGGGGCTTTGATATGAGTGACGCGCTAAATGTTGTGACAAACGTTTCCACGGGTGGCCTTGTTGGTTACGGAAAAGACGGTTTCGGCGGTGGCGCGGTGACTAAGGCCGTTGGCGGTGCTGTCGGAGGATTACTCGGCGGCGGTGGTGGCGGTGACGATTACCGACCATATAAAATGATGGAACTAGACCCTTCTTTGAAAAAAAGCGTAGACATGGGCCGAGAAGGTCAGCAAAAGGGACTTTCTGCTTTAATGGCGAGCTCCGGAGAGGATGCGGCGAAAGCTGATATTGCTCGAGAGATTTCAGGACAAAGGTCAGCCGGCGAAGATGCTCAGAGAAGAATAAGAGAATCCGTTGCTCAAAGAGGATTGGGACGAAGCTCGATCGGCTTAGGTCTCGAAAAGGGCGTAGGCGAAAGAACCGCAAGAATAGGAGCACAAACACAAGCTTCCCTCCCTGGAAGAATGAGAGATATGAACAAGGACCTTATAAGCGCAAGTGGTAGGGTTTTATCACAACCAGGAGAGCAGAGAACTATTCTCGGCGGTGAAAAGAAGCAAAAGAAAAAAAGCACATTAAGCAAATTATTAAGCATTGGTGGCGGCGTAGCGGGTGCCATGTATGGCGGTCCAGCTGGAGCCGGTGCTGGTATGCAAGTTGGTTCTGGTATCGGTGACATGATAGATAGTTAAGTAGGGGTAATTTTACTATGGCAAGACAATTTATAAATTTAGCTCCGGTACAAAGAGAAGACGCCTTTGACAAAGGTATGCGTCAAATATCCAGCGGACTAAAGGGCTATGGCGAAGAAATGACTCGTCAAAAAGCTATGGAGCAGAAACAAGCAGACCGAGAACGTTCTCAATCTTTATCAGCTCAAAAATTCGTTAGCGGATTAGCTGAAAAGGGAATCGAAACAACTCCAGAAGAAAGGCAAGGAATCGGGGCGGCTTTCGCTTCCGGTGATTTAAGCAGTCTTGGGGCATATTCAAATAAGCTTGCAGAAAGCGAGAAAATTAGACGTGAAGATTCCGCGCTAAACAAAAAAGAAGACCGAAAGCTAAACAGAGAATATAAGCGGGCTCAAATTGGCGCATTAACTAAAAAAGGACAACCCGAAGTAATGACTTCAGCTCAAAGGCTTTCAAAGCAGGGCGAAGGCGTAAAGAGTAAGGTCGGGGCATTGGCAGAAGGCTTAAGGGCCTTAGGCGGAACGAGAAAAGCAATAAGTGCCGGATATGAGCCGGAGTATATTGATGTCGAAACTCCTGTTATCGGTGGAATGTTCTCAGATGATCCTTTCACTAAAAGTAGAAGAGTATTATCAGAAGTAGTCGGAAGGCTTCAATCTGGTGGTGCTATCAATAAAGACGAAGAAAAAAGATTTGTTGCAATGGGGCCAAGAGCTGGAGACACGCCGGCGATGGCGCAGAAAAAAATGGATGATCAAAAATCGTTCTTGTTAAATAAATTACAGGCGTATGGATTCAATCCACAGCAGATGCAAGAAATGGGCTTTAATATGGAAGCCGAAGACGTGGCACAAAAAGAGCCCACTAAAATAGCCATGTTTGGCGATGTGGCCGGTCAATCGGTAGCTCCAACGGCTCAAGCGGCAATGATGGAACACCCTCAAGTTAACGAGGCCCTGCAATGGGCGCAACAAAACCCTCAAGATCCAAGAGCGCAAGAAATAATCAGACGAGCAGGGGGCCAGTAATGCCTTTTGATCCTGATCAATTTTTAGCTGAAACTCAGCCGCAACAGCAGGGCCAACCAAGACAAAGGGCGGCCTTTGACCCTGATCAATTTTTACTAGACACAACTCCGCAAGAATCGAGAGCCGGAGAGGCCGCGCTTCAAGGATTTGGAGAAGCCGCGACATTGGGTTATTTGCCTCAATTACAAGCTGGCGCGGGTCAGTTAGTGCAGGCGTTAACCCCAGAAAGTGAGGCCGATAAATTATTAAAATCCAAAGGCTTTCAATTACCAGAACAAGATCAAACATATACAGAAATGAGAGATACTAACGTTCAAAGAGGCGAGCAATTACAAGAAGCGCACCCTATAGCGTCAGGCGTTGGCCAATTGGCCGGAGGTATCGCAACGGCTCCAATGTTCGGCGGAGCAAGTGGTGCCACAGCACTGGCAAGAGGGGCGCAGGCGGCGAAAACGGGCGCGACAATGGGCTTTTTATATAATCCAGGTGAAGACGAGGGCGAAATAAGTCCTGTTCAATTAGGGGATAGATTGAAAAACGCTTCCCTTTCTGCGGTTACGGCCGGAATTATGCAAGGAGGAGCCGAAGGAATTGCTCGAGGTGCCAAAATAGTCAAGTCTCTTCCTGGGGCATTAAAGAAATATTCTGAATTAAAAGCATTTAAGGCTTCCGGCGCAATGCTAAAGGATTTTAGGAAACAATACGGACGCAAAAAAGTAAACGATATAGGCCGGTCAATGATCGATCACAATATCGTCGCGCTAGGAGATGATGTTGGCGATGTCGCGAAAAAGGCCGTCATTATGCAAGAAAACGTCGGGAAGAATATCGGCTCAGTTTACAAAGATGTTGATGATCTTCTTATGAGTGGGCGCAAATTATCTAAGAAACAAATTAAAACCATAGCAGATTCAAATCTCGACGCGACGAAATTAGCCGACGAAATGGCCTTCGATATATTAGACAGACATAGCGGAAAAGTCGGAGGTCGAAAGACTATCGAGACCGTTATGAAAGATCTTGAAGATTTAGCAGAAAACGGAACCGATTTAACTATGAGTAAGTGGAACGAAATCAGGCGAAGCATTGACGACCAAGTTAATTGGGCCAAGATGAACGAACCCAAGCCAGTACAGCAAGAATATATAAATCTCAGAAATAAAATGCAGGATTTTGCAAAAAGAAGACTTAAGGCGATAGACGACGTTTATGGCGGTAATCGCTCAAAAGAAATAACTAAGCTAAATAAAGATTATTCTAATTTATCAGAAGTTTCAAAAATGGCTAAAGATAAGATGGCCCGAGAAGAGTCTAATGCGGCCTTTGGTTTACGAGAAAGAATGTCGGGCGGGGCGGGTGCAATTATCGGCGGAATGGCCGGTGGAGTACCTGGTGCAATTATCGGCGGAGCGATAGGCTCCACGGCAACGAAAGCGGCGAGACAATACGGAACGCCGGCGGTGTCGAGAATTGCTGACAAGATTGGTGATGTTCTCGAAAATAACCCTGCTCTGTTGGGAGAATTTGCACAGCCTTTAATTGATAAGCTACAGCAAAACCCTCGAGAGTTTGCGGCACTTTTAACTAATTTAATGCAAGATCCAGAGTTTAGACGAAAAGTGTCAAAGAAGAAAATAAGACCATTGGGAAGAATCGGGCGGTGATCATGACAGAAGAGAAAAAGAACTTGATGTCAAAGATCAAGAAAGTGGGGGCCGGAGGTTCTTTGACGGTCATGCTTATTGGCTTAATTGTCGAGGGAAACGCTCAGTACAAGGGATTAAAACAAGAAATCGCGTCGAATCATGAGGAAATTGCGGTAATTAAAACCATAAACACCTATCAAGACAAGACTAGCGAATCAATATTAAGGAATCAAAACATTATTATTAACGACATTAAACTATTACTAAGGAAGTAAAATGGAAGCTGAAAAAGTAGCTATTAAAACTCAAGAGGAACAGTTTCAAGAAGCGGTCGAGGCCCTAAAGGTAATCGCCTCATTCGTTGGAAAAGTTTCATCTGACGGGAAAGTAAACGCGTCCGACTTTAAGCATGTTGTTGAGCTTGCAAAAGATTTTAGCGTTATCATGGACGGAGTAGAGGGAATTTCCGAAGCAATGCCACCGGCACTCAATCGAAGATTTGGGACCTTGTCATTCGAGGCAATTTTCTCAATATTCGAAGCTTTCAAAAGCGGAAAGGCTGTAGAAAGTCCTATTGAAGAAATTGAAGAGATCGAAAAACCTGTTATTTCAGAAATTAAAGAAGAATAGTGGCGGCGTTTTTCGCTTATATCGCAACGATTATTGAAATGTGGGATATCTTAAAACCTATTATTGATACTCTAAAAAGCACCCCCCTTGAGGACCGAGAGCGGGTGGGCGTTGTTACATTGAAGGCTTCAAAATTAGCAAGCTCAGTGGGCGACACTTCGGAATATGAGAATTTAGTCAAAAAGGGGCGACTCAATTAAAAAGCTATTATTATTTCTTATTATCAGTGGTTCTATAGGGGCGGGAAGTTGTGACAGAAGACAGCCCGGCCCCGAAGTTAAAATATACGTTTCTAAGCCTCTTAAAGGCGGTTTATATCGTTCTCAAGATGACGAGCTTATACTTTATCAAGATTCTAAGAATATGCGCTCAATGAGCCCTCAAGACTTTGATGCTATAATTAACTGGTGCTTGAGTCCGGCGATTATTAAAATTAAATAAGTCTATTGGGTATAAGTCTTTAAAATTTTACTTACATTCTCTTGAGTTGTTCCGATCATTTCGGCTATGTCGCTTTGACTGTACATGTTTATGGATAAGCATTTTATCATCGGATACCACTCTCTTTTAATTTTAAGATTTCTATCTTTCAGGTGGTTGGTGTTTGCAAGGCCTGTTTTATGCGCATGGATCATATTTTCTTTATGGGTAACAAGCTCAAGATTATCTATGCAATTATTGGCCTTATTCCCGTCGATATGATTTATCTCCATTCCGCTTGGAATGTCTTTTCTTTTAATTGTAGACCAGACCAGTCTATGGACATACTCTGTCCTATAAACACCTTTCGATTTCGTCATAGTGGTTCTGAGATACCCTTTTTTATCGGGGTAAGATTTTTTCGGCGCACCATTATTATATTTCTTATAGGAAAAAATATTTCCCTCTCTGTCTATATTGTACCCCGCGTAACCCCTAATTCCTTTCTGTCTTAATTTTGTCATATCTACTCCTTAGTCATAACCTATGAAAAAATAGCCTAAATGTAAAGCTGTTAGGGATAATTTCTAATTATGCCTTAGACGGTTTTAACTTAATTTTGGGTCCATCAACATGAATAAATATCATTTGATATAAACCGCCTCCGTCAACGTCAATTCTGCTTTTAAAATAAGTTAATTCCTCAAGGTTTTCGTCTAGCTCCATGCTTATTAATATTTGAGCATCAACAAATCTTTGGGTCATTTCTGATAATTCTTCTAGAATAACTCTTTTCCTTTCCGTTTTATCTTTTTCGATTGACGCACATAAACACATAGTATTTCCGCAGCCTGGACAATATCCACTCATTTCAACTCCTTACCCCTACGCACTAACGTTTATAGGTGTTTTTGTTAGTAGACCGCTTACCTGGTAACGTCTATGATATAATATCCCTATTATCGCTTATAGATTCCGTTTTTCCATCTCGTAAGCAATTTCTCGAGCATGTTCAACCTTATTTATCAGCTTACTAATTACAGAATATGAAGATCCGTAAAAACTAGCGACAGTATTGAGGCTGTGCCCTTTCTTATAAAATTCGTAAACGTCGACCATTTTCTGTGGTGTCCACTTTATTTCTTGTGCCATTATTTCGCCTTTTGTAAAACTTACCAAATAAAATTAATAAAGCAAGTTGTATTTTTAAAAAAGATATATATAGTTATTTTACACTAACATTTTAACAAAGGCGTAAGAATGAACAATGGATTAATGCTATTTGAAGGAGACAGATTAGTTTCTCTTTATAAGGCAACAGACACACTAGCAAAAAGCTCAATGATTCCTTATCATTTACGAGGGAAAAGTGCGGATATTTTTGCAATTCTCACAATGGGTCAAGAATTAGGTATCGCACCAATGCAATCTTTACAGGCGATTAATGTCATACAGGGAAAGCCCACAGTATCGCCACAGCTCATGATTGCGCTTGTAAGGTCAAAATTTCCTAATGCCCTTATCGACATTAAGATTGACGAGGAAAATCAATCTGTGACCTGTAGAACAGCGAGAGATTTGGCCCAGTCGGAGTTTGCCTACATTGCGACTTGGAACATGACAAAAGCGCAAGCTATGGGATTAAGTGGAAAGGATAATTACACCAAGCAAGCGACGAACATGCTAAAATGGCGAGCCGTTGCCGAATCTTTTCGTGTAACGTTTCCTGACGTTTTGATGGGTTTATATGCCCCCGAAGAATTTCAAGATTTCAGCGGAAAAGAAATAAGAACTGTCTTAAATGAAAAAGAAGAATTAGAGCAAGATTTTCCAATTCCGGAAGAAGAAAAAGAAAGCGGAGCCGGTACCTATAGAGTGCAGAACGGTAAACTTCGAGGTAAACAATTGAAAGACGTTGTGACCGAAGAAATGGAAGATTATGTAATCGTATTAGAAAAGCGACTCAAGAAAGACGGGAAACTTAAGCCGTGGGAAGATGAACTTTACACAAGCATGATCAGTTATTTAGAGGCACTTAACGCGGACATTGTCGATGAGCGGTAAAAGAACGAGAAGGTACTGTAAATCTTGCATTACCTTATATCCTATCGAATATTTCAACGGGGGTGACAGAATTTGCGCATCCTGTAAAGGCGTCACTATGCTTAAAAAAGATTTACCCAAAATGAGAGAATGTCTCGGCATAGAATGCGAAGGCAAAGCTCTTGAAAATCGAATGTTCTTATCCAGGTCGAAACTTAATAAAATGTGTTCGACCTGTAAGGGTTCTGATTTTGCGAGGTTTCACGCATGAAAAGCCAATGTGATAAGCATGGCTGTAAAGAGCTATTGTGCGGTTGCTCAACTTTTGAGCTTGAGACTAAGAACGATATTTCAGAGATCATAAAAGCAAAAGATAAGTGGATTGCTGAATTGTTAGACGATAACGAGAGAATGAAAAACAAGATAGCTGAATTTATAGATGGGGAGGATCAAGGTGGATACTGATTTAATTAAAAAAGACATAGATGACGAGAAGA